CTCCCATGCCTCTATATTGAATAGTGGAACCATTATCTATACCGGGGGGAATATTGATTACTACATTTTCTCTACGTCCAGATGGAAGTGTATAACTGGCTTCCATCTCCTTACCCACATAGCTATCTAGTAAACTTATTCTACATCTGATGTTTAAATCAGGATTTCTACGAACATTAGGCCTCGGCCCAAAGTTAAATCTAGCACCTCCGTTGCCGAATATACCATTAAATACTTCGTTTATATCATTAAACCCTCCAAAATCTCCGCCAGGGTTTCTTCTGCCTTGAAAAGGATTGCTTAGTTCGGCGTCGTAGTTTGCTCGTTTATTAGCATCGCCTAATATTTCATAGGCAGCCTGTATATTTTGAAATGTAGCAGTATCACCACCTTTGTCTGGATGGTGTTGACTGGCTAGTTTTCTATAAGCCGATTTAATATCGTTGTGGTTGGCTGTTTTTGATACGCCTAGTACTTCGTAGTAATTCACATTAGTCACTGTTAGTAAGTTTTAATTTACTATTTACATGACATAATTGACTTCAATTATTTTTTCTTAGGAACAGTAGTGCCATCTAGTTTTTTGTGAACCTTGATGGTTTTGCATACTTGGGTCGTTTTGCCATTCTTTTCTACGTCACGACAGACTTTTTTAATTGCCGCTTCGGCATATACACTGGAACACGCTAAACTTAATAAAGTAATAATCAGATATTTCATAATTAGATAATAGGTTGATTAGGTTGAACTGGAGCTGGTTTGCCGCCAAACCCTGTTAATACTGTGGGCGTATTACTGGTGGTATTTGAAGTAGTTGCGAAGTTATTACCAAATCCCGCAGCGGGAGCAGAGGCACCAAACCCGGTGTTAAAGCCTGTGGTTGCTGGTGTATTAAAGTTATTGGCGGCGGGCTGGTTGTTTGGTTGAGGTGGTTGATATGTTGTTCCGACATTTGCTGGTAATTGGATTCCGCCATTATTTGCTCCGTTTAGTTTTTCTTGTGTGCGTCCGTAAGCAGCAATACCTAATACAGCACCCATGGCAATATGAAATAATCCTGCACCTTGTAGTGTAAGTGGTTGCCATTGTACATTGACCTGCCCTTGATCTAATCCTTGTAGTAAACTCCAAAGAATAGGAGCCAACATAAAATCGAATACACAAATAATCATATACATCCAACCCATCATAGGGCGCCATTTGTTATTCATCCAGTCTTCTTTTTTCTTATCGCTGTCGCTTAAATCAGCATATTCTTGAGCTGTGGCCATCTTATACTCCTAGCACATGTAAAGCATGGGCATAATGTTTCATACGATCATTTAAGCCCAGTGTTCCGCCGTTAATCTTTTTGGTCAATGCGGTAATATCCCCGGCATCGGCACATTTGTTTAAATTATTTGTTTCCCAAAACCAGCAAGCACTTTGTACAGCACCTTCAAAAGTAGCTAGGTAATGGGGGATATCGTCAATGTCAGTTTCAATGCTTTCGGCAAAATTTTCGTAGTTATCTCTGCCAGTAAGTTGAATTAGACCTCTTCCACAAAACTTCCATCCATCCCCACTTGCTTCGTCGCCGTTGCCCATACGATTAGCATAAGCACGATTGGCAATGCGTTCGGGATTATGTGCATACCGTTGTGCTGTGGCAAGATCCTTAAAGTATTTGGGCCATACACGCATTAGGCTTTCGGCCTTATAGTTTAAATTTTCTTGTAGGAATACAAATCCTCCACTTTCGTGGGCGCATTGTGCAATAAAGGCAGCAACCCGTCTTGGTGTATTAATATCGTAGTCTGGCAAGCACTGACTTAATGCTGTATGCCAATGTTCTACATAAGGATTGTTTGGCAGTAATTCTTCTAGTTGATCTTGAGTTAAAATGAAATCGCTCATCGATTGGTCTCCTCAAATATTTTCTTCTGTTCAAGGTACCACTTTTGCCAGCCAATTATTTTTTCTCTGAGTTCGTTGTAGCGTCCGTAGTTTTCGATGACGGTTTCGACGACGTCACTTGCTCTAACATTGGAGGCACTTCCATCAATACTGGCGGGACCTCGGGCCACTTCATTTTGACTGGCACTGTTGAGGAGCACGACAGTAGATTCAGGCACAACGCACTTACTATCAAGCTGGGCGCCCGCAATTTGTTCATTAGTTTGCTTATTAACATAAACTTTTTCCTTGACTACTTTGATTTTTTCTACCACTTCAGTTTGTATAACGGTATTAGTTTCACGACTACGTGATTCGGCTACTTGAACTTTGCCTTCCAATTCTTTAACTTTGGATTCCCATTTGGCTTTTTCGCTTAGGCCACCCTCGAACCAAACACCACTTACTATTAAAACTAGTCCAGTGAAGTATGCTACAAAACTATAGGTATATAGTGTGGGTAATTTTTTTATTACGGATGCTACTACAATACTGATTATGCCTAATAAAATAATAACATGAAAGAACCAATCGGGTAAAAAACTAATTAACCAAAGCATAGCGTACTCCTTATTGTTTTTCTAAAACTACAGCATATCCTTCGTTTTCAAAAACAAAATTATCACCGACTTTTGTGATATTATAATTGCCTAGGTATTTAGTTAGGTATAATGATTCTGATATAGCACTAGAGCTTACGTCCATTCGTCCGCCTAAATTTTGGTATACTTGATCAATGGGGCCAAAATCTTTAATACGCATACGAAGACTTTCGCTAAACATTTTTTTAAATGTTAAATCGTTTTCTAGTGATTCAATGTTTTCTATGTAGCTGCGATTAAAAAAATTAGTAAAATTGTTTATTCTGTTTTCTTGAATTGACACAGCATAGCTTTCCTTATCTAAAGGAATCATACTTTTTAATGTTTCTAAGTCAGCTAGGTTAGTTCTAAAACTTTTGTAATATCTAAATCTAAAGTTTTGAATTTCGGTTAATTTTTTTATTCCTTCGAGTATTTCTTCAATTCTTTCGGGTACATGACGATTACGTTCAAGTTCTACAAATACTTTATATTTGCCAGTGTCCAATGGTCCATCGGTAGCATCTGCGTCTACAATATAGTCGTACCCAAGTTCTAAAAATCTAGCCAAGTCGTCTGCGGGTGGTTTGTCATCCACGTTAAAACTTAGCACAACCATTTTCTGATCGTTGCCAATTTTGCTTTTATAACTGTCAATTTCAAATACGCTGCTGACCAAATGTTTAAGATCACCAGCTACTAGTGTTTCATTTAGGTTCATACTGGTGCTCCACCTGCTGCTGGTGCTGCTGGTGCTGCTCCCCCTGCCGGTGCTGCTGGTGCTGCTCCCCCTGCCGGCATTGCTCCTGCTGCCCCAGGTGTAGGTAAATTACTCTTTTCTGGTTTGTCGCCACTACGTTCTTCTCTAATACGGTCCATGTAACTATTAAAAATATCAAATACTAGTTTTTTAGGCATCATAATACTGACAATCCATATAGGATGGGAATCTAGTTTACCTTTCTTTGTGCCTGGTCTAAAATCGTTAGGGCTACGAATTTTTCTTGGTTCGATCATATCTGTCTTACTATATTTGACTCTGCAACCAATTTCTATTAGCCTACGTGCGCCATCTGGATCGGGCATCTTCTTTAATGGCCACATAAATTCAGCACTGACCCAATGACGATCAATTTTAGGACCACTGGCCAATTCACCGTCAATCCAGTTATCATACACATAGACATCCATTTCATCTAACACCCGCTCAAAGTCCTTGAGTACTGCTAGGCTACTATTGTTATTATAAATGGTTTCTACGTTTTTAATAACGTCTAAAATATCTTTCATAATCGACCCTTGAATTCTGCTTAGTTATTTATCAAACCCTGTTTATCAACAGACTAGATAATTTGGCACTTTAATAAATAAATTTGTAGGACCTCTGTAGTAATCGGGGCGGTCACTACAAGTCCTACTTTTCCAAGTAGGAGATTACTAGATGAGTAGAAGAGTGAAAAAACGCTTTGCTTCAAATGTTAATGTAATTGATTTTGCCACTTACATTCCGCAGAAAAAACAGCGAGTGGGCCTATACCCTCGCAGTGAAAGCCAAAAAATCTACATACAAAAACTACAGGACGAAGCCAATAGCATATTATTTGCTATAGGTCCAGCCGGTACAGGAAAAACTATGCTAGCAGTTCAGGCTGGCATAAAGATGTTCCAAGAAGGCAAAGTAGACAAACTCATAGTAACAAGACCCGCCGTGAGCGTAGACGAAGACCTTGGGTTTTTGCCTGGTGACTTAAATGAAAAAATGGCACCATGGACAAGACCTATTTTTGATGTATTAGGAGAATATTATCAACAAAAAGACATAGCAGACATGTTAACTGAAGGCATTATCGAAATAAGTCCATTAGCCTATATGAGAGGGCGTACTTTTAAGAACTCCTGGATTATTGCTGATGAAATGCAGAATGCCACAAGCAATCAAATGAAAATGCTCTTAACCCGTTTAGGAGAAAATTCTCGTATGATTGTAACAGGAGATTTGGCCCAAGCAGATAGACTACAAGATAATGGTTTAATAGACTTTTGCAACCTACTAGGAAAGCATAAAAAGTTATCTCATATCGACATTGTTCATTTTACCCAAAAGGACATTGAGCGACATGATGCCGTAAAGGAAGTACTTTCCATTTATGGTGATTAAAAAAGGGGCCTAGGCCCCTTTTTTATATGTGTCCTAACCTAATTAAAGTGGCAGCAAGATTGATCTCGGGATCACTGACCAAGGTATGATCCACCAACCCTTGCTTGATGATTAAAATAGCCTTTTCTTGGCTAGCATCATCTCCAAACAATTCTACGTTATCATAGAGCCAACGATAGATATCTTCCATTTCCTCAGGTCGAGCTTGACTACATACTAGTTTTCTAGCTTCGCTAATTTTACCTACTTTAAAGAGAGCGACCATTTCTACTTTATAGTCGGACGACGTAGTTTCACCTTTTTCTGGCAAATGTAATACGCTATCTAAACTGTTCATTTGTACTGTATTGATACATTTCCTTAGGTCTGGATATGTAGCCTTGACAATAGTGTCTAATGTATCAAGGTCGAACTCAACGTTTTCTTCCACTAAAATTGTGGCCACTCGAGCAGTGAATTCGGTTAAGTCTGTTTTTTCAATATGAAGACTTTGGCAACGACTATGAATAGGTGGCAAAATTCTATTAGGATAGTTACAAGTTAAAATAAACCGTACGCTATTTGTATATTGCTCCATGAGATTACGCAGTGCTGGTTGGACCGATGTTGGATTCAAATAGTCCGCTTCATCGATTAGAACGACTTTGTAATCGCCAAAAGGCATAGTAGAACAAAATCCAATAAGTTTGTCTACCCATTCGATTTTGCGGCCTTCCTTGGAGCCATTTGCAAACAATACATCACTGTCTTGTACGTCCAATTTATTCAATAGAATTTTTGCCAGAGTAGTTTTACCAACACCGGCATTACCACTGAAAAGTAAATGTGGAATACTTCCTTCCTTGATCCAGTTTTCAATTTGATTCTTTTGATGGTCATCTTTGAACACATACCCATCAAGTGTATTAGGACGATATTTTTCTACCCAAAGCTCTTTCATAATTACCTCTCTGTGGATTTATTATACAGAAAAAAATAGGGCCAGTCAATGGCCCTATTTGCCAACCAAGTAATTTTAAAATTCACTAGGTTTTTCGTCGCTTAGTGCTAGGATACAATCATTGTCTACTCTACGAATAGTAGTAATAGTACCGTCATCATTTTCCACTTCAATGCCTCTGGTCCAACGACCATGCTCAACTAGAATCCATTCTCCTAATTTAACATTTTTTTGTTCAGGCCCGATGGCATAAACTCGACCCCAACGTGGTCGAATTCCCTCTGTTTTGCCGTCGTCATTTTGTAATATAATACCGGATGCTGTTACTCTAACATCGAATTCCATATCTGAAATAAGAACATTATCTCTAATAGGTTTTACTTGACCTCTGACCATTTTTTCCTCTTATTGTGTGTTACCTTTGTAATATTCCTGCATGACATCTTCACGCTTACGAATAATTTTGCCACCTGGGCCAATTTCATCACCACGAGCATTTACTCTGGCATTGCCTACAGCTAATGCTAGTTCGTTTTGATTTCTTAGTTTTTCCATGTCGACTTCATTGCCTAACATGCTTCTGTAACTTTTTCTTGCAGATTCTTTCATTGCCATGATGTTTCTCCTTTATCTTAGAAATTCTTGCCAATCTAGATTGTATTTAATACTATCTATACGATGTACTTCTAATAGATATAGTACATAACTGGCTACACTGGACCCTCTACCTACACCCCAAATTATATTATTGGATCTACAGGTATCTACTACATATTTAAGCCAACGAAGAAGATCGAACATATTTCTGTTCTCATACTCTACAAGTTCTTCTACCGCTCTTTGATATTCTATTTCGTTGGTAGTTTGATCCAAGACAAATTCTATGATGTTAAAGTTTTTATATTCGTCTGGCATTAGCCATTCACTTTGACAAATTCGATCAAATTCTTCAATGTCTATGTTATAGATATCGGGATTTATTTTTCTAGTTGGAAAATTTTTAAATTCCAGGGTGTCCTCAGTATAAATTTTTTCCAAAATATCTTCTCTGTTGGAGTAGATTAACTCTACAACATCGTTTACGTTATAGATTACGTTGCCAAATTTATCACTTCTCATGCAACTATTTTAGTTGATATTGATTAGCTTGTCAAGTCCTTTGTTATTTTTTTGAAATTGTTTTTCCCAAGCTATGGCACGACGATTGGCTAATTCTTCTTTATGAATATTTAAAAAACTTACTATCTGCATCTGTATTTCAGAACTTTGGGTCATAAAGTATTTACGACTGAGATCTTGAATTTTTTGTTCCAATTCAGTATCTGTGAGTTTATTAATGCTGAGCAAAGGATTCATACAAATTCACCTAGGTATTTAATGAAAACAGTTACTCCGCCATCGTAACTCCAAGCATCGATAACCTTTTCAGCACCTGAAATCGATACTACAAATGGACTGGGAAATGGAGCACCGTCACCTGCATATTTAATAATACCTTGCCCATCAGTGGCAAATATGATGGTATAGTTATCTACGCTATTACTGCATAAATGTAATCTAATTCGATAACTTTTTCCAATACTGCCAATGCTAGGCCAACCAGTAAAACGTAAAGTGCTATTGGAGGTAAATCTTAATTTTTGTACTTGAGCTTCGATTACATTGGCGGTAACGCCAACACCTGAAACATTGCCTTTGTTTCTAAAAAATTCGGATACTTGATTTACAATAACATTCTCTAACTTATGACCATCAAAGTTGTTGTCGGCATTTTTTTTAGCAGAGTTATTTTGTAGATCTGTTAGCTCTACCTTGGCCGTTGCTAGCCCTTGTTTGATATATAGAAAATTATTTCTAAACCCTTGCGATTCGTTATCTTGACCTTGAATAGGGAACAATTCATTTATGTTACTTGAAACTATATTGCTCATAAAGTTACCTCGTTGTTTTTAAATACGAGATATTTATCGCCATAATTTTGTTCTCCACTACGTGGTATTACAGCATCAATAATATAACGGTCTACAGTAAAATCTAAATCTTTAAAATCAAACCCGGTGGTTAATTGATAGTTTTTTATGTTCAATGCAATCTCGGTTCCATATCCAGGCAGACAATAACATAATGGCAGGGCTAGCACAAACCCTAATTCTTGTCTGGTATCATCTTGAAAACTACGCATCCATAATGGAAGGTAATTTCTTTCGGTTATAAATTTATCAACAATTACAGAGGGGTTTAATGGATCAGTGACCTTCCAGTTTTTAAGTCTTTCCCTCCAGTTTAAATAACTATTAGGATAACGTATACGACCGTTAGGGTCACTGGATAATATAGATGTTTGATCCACAGTGATAATATCAGTTGGTTTAGGTAAAAATGGTTCATTACCTGAAGTGTATGATGCATTCCATAATCTATTACTGGCATCGACGGTAATTGAATTAGATATTTTGCTTAGTTTTTTTAATTTTATTGGTAATTTTTTCTTTTGTATATCTAACGCATCTATAAGTTCCACATAGACTATGTCATAAACATGAGTTTCTGTACCAGGTACTTTGGCCTGTGCTACCTTAACATCACCGAATTGGAACCTCTTTTTCTTATTATTAATGCCCATAGCACCTATATATGCTCGTGCTTGTTTAGTTTCAATTCCTCCATATATTAATGCCCTGAAATCTCTTCTGATACCAAAACTAGGATCATTTATTCTATAGATACAATTTCTAGTAAACACTGTTTCATCATTGATGAAATTTTCATATAATGATCTTTTACTCGTTTCAGGTGTGGGCTTAAATGGATCTAAGAATGAAGTAATAAAAATATTACTATATAATCTGTCATTAGGAGTATTAACAAATATTTCGAATTCTTTATCAATGGCACTGTAATGTACTTGGTCTTGGGCACGAATAATAAATTTGTAACGTCTATCTATGATTGTTTCGCCGCCATCCATAGTCAATCTATTACCGTCGAAGGTTGTAATTCCTTTTATTGTGTCGCCGTTACCATATTGTTGCACTCGACCAATTATTTCTCCCCTTTGATCTAGGGTTAATCCAGGGGGTAACTCGCCACTGACTAATTGATAAATTATGTTTGCATCGGCTAATGTACTAGTAGCTTGAACTTTTAATGTGCTTACGTAATTAGCATCAATCATGCCTAAATATTCTGGACTAATCCATGACATTGTACTATTAACATCACCTAAAATTTTAATAGTAAATGTTCTTTTGCTAGGGGATGCTTCGCCTTTTTTACCATATCTTGTGGCAGTAATGGTAAAATTATAAATCTTAAGAATAGCAGACTGATATGGAACAAGACCAAACAATTCTCCATTGACGGGGTCTAATCTCATACCTGGTGGTAAGGTACTAAGAGTGTTATCAGGATTATTTTCGTCCAGTGTATATGAGACTGTGCCTATTTCTAATGCCTCATAAATGTTTAATTTAATTATGCTATAATTATTAGATCTAATAATGCCTAAATCTGGTTTAGTATACCATATAGGTGCTCTTACTCCACTGCCAGCAGCAGTATACGTACCGTTGCCTGCGCTCATTATGGTATTGTCGGCACGTAGAAAATCGTCGCCTATTACATAAATTCTAAATTTTCTTCTAACTATATTGTCACCATCACTAACAGTGACAATGAATTCATAATTTCTGTTTAATTTTTTAGGTCCTATCGATGGCAATGAATAATCATAATTTATGCTGTCAAATTTAAAACTATCAAACCCGTTATCAGGCTTTAGACCATAGTCAAAACCGTGTATGTCATAGATATTTTTATCAAAGTTACCATTTCTTTGGCTTAATGGTATGGCCAATAAAGGTTCGATGAAGCCAGTTATACGACCAAGTTCGTCTATTTTTAAGCCGGGTGGTAAAGAGCCATCACCGCTGCTAATAAAAAATTTTAATTTTTCACCAGCAGCTACGTCAAAATCCACTGCGGTTATTTGAAAATCTACAGGACTAGAATCTAATATAAAATATGTACTATTTGAGCCAATAGGTAACAATCCCGGGGGATCTATAATTACGGGTACGTTAGATCCTTGAATAGTAATTTTATAAGTTCTATCAGCAAAATCGTTTGCTGAAGTGGCTCTTATACAAAATTCAAAAACAGTATCTTTGGTTACTTCAAGTGGAACGCCTATTAAATTATAATCTTTTAAACGTAACCCAGGAGGAATTCGGCCAGAAATTACTTGAAAATTTACACCAGTGGGGTTAGTAATAGGCAAAGGAACATCAAGGGTAGTTCTTTCTTGATAGGTTCCTAAGTTAAACCCAGATTTTTCTGTCCAAATTTCCAGCATAATATTATCCTATAGTTATATTTATAGGATTTTGGTTAGCTGTTTTTATCCCTTATTATAGGCATTATTTCGTTGCTACCGCCATAGGGCTGAGCTGATCCAGGCATGATGCCTAATTTTAGTCGATGTTTCTTGGCTACTAAGGGAAAACTTAATTGATCTCTGCTACTGTGTTTACAGATAAATTCCCACCAAGTTAGTAAGGCTGCTTGTACTTTGGGAGTATTAGCATAGGCTAAACTGGTTAATTCATAGAGTCCAGCGTTTTTAGGCCAACCAGTGCGATTAAAATACTCTAATGTACTAGCCAACGAATCGCCGGTGTCAAAATTTATTCGACCAAGTAGGTCTATTTCATCATAGACACAATTTCTTATAGCATGTTTCCATACAGCCATGTCGTTATTTTTAAGATAAGTGTTGATCAACTCTTCTGGGTCCATCTGCAATTCACAATGATGGTCGTGCCAAAGATAATAGTCGTAACCAGGAACCATTAAAAATCCTAATACCTTGGCCAATTTAGCATTGCGTCTAGGATAGTAGAATGAATCTAAACTAAAGTCTAATAAAGGTCTTTGTTGCCAAACTTTACAGTTGTGTTCACGATCAACAAAAGCATAATAATCAACGTTGGGGTAACCGCCATTCGCGGGATCTTGAATACTGGCACCGCTTAATCCGCTAACGCCAGTTATAACAGCAATTTTCATAGTTATTCGGCAAAGCCTCCATCGATAACTACTCCTTCGTCTAAATTAAAAATAGTAGCAGCACCGCCACCATCTACTCCCGTTATACTGGCATCAACTGTTCCTGATGTCCATTCTGTACCATTCCAGACTAAGCTTTGCCCAGCTACTATATTTTCTGGAATAACTACATCATTTAATTCATCTAAATTATGATTACTAATATCACTGATTTGACCGATAAATTGGTCAGCAGTTACAGTACCAGTTACTACAACCTGTCCGGCTTGAATTGAAATTGTGCCACTGCTTTTTAAATTAAATCCATTTAAGTCAAGATCTCCACCTAATTTTGGTTCTGTATCTTCACTGAGTTTGCCTGGAAAATTAGTGTTAATGTTGCCAAAATTAAGATTGACTTTGGCAAAAGCAGTACGTAGGTCATCACCTGTGCCATCATTGGCATAGTCGCCTAGGTTAATTGTTTGTAATGATAATTGAGTCATATAATATATTTAACCTGATCTAATTTAGACTCTTTTAATTCTTGACCTAGGCCACATTTGCCCAGTATTTGGTCTAAGTTTGGTATTTTGTTTGGGATATACATTGCCATTAATTTTTCTTTCTAGTTGGCAAAATAAATATCGATTTGGAGCACCGCCTAATGAATAGTAACTACCTTGATATTGTTCAGAGTTACCGGCATCTGTTAGTTGATTAGATTTACTAAATGTTGAATTTAAAAATTCTATTGCTTGACTTTGAGTTAAATCAGGGTATACTTCCAATAGACAGGCTAATATTCCTGTGACCTGTGGTGCAGCCATGCTAGTTCCACTCATTAAAACTTTATAGTAACTTGAATTTCTTGAATCTCTTACACCGCTGCTAGTAAGATTAGCACTGCTGGCTATGTTACTTCCTGGAGCAAAAATATCTATTCTAGGACCTAGATTACTGAAATTTGATTTTCTTCCGGCTACAGTAGTATCAACAGAACCTACACATATACAACCATCTGCAACGCTTATGCCGCCCCTTCTTGGATAATAAGTAGTACCATTAGACATGACTACATAATCATTATAGTGATCAGCAGGATTTGTTGAATAATTATTCATTATAGAATATTCATTACCGGCAGCAACAACTATGATGACTCCAATGTTGATTAGGTCTATGATATCGGCTTCAAATGGGTCATAGCGAGTGGGAAAATATAAACCCCAGTTTCCGTTAATTTGACCAACAAACATGCCGGTTCCGGTAATAGCACCACCAGTTTTACTACTAGGATAGGCAAAATCTATTGCATTCCAAGTGGTAGTATTATAAACGGTTCCGGCATATCTCATAGAAGTAATAGCACCGGCTACACTAGTTGTTGCACCAAGTACTGCTTGAGTCGGGCTTATGCCTAAACTCATATTAACAATAGTAGGGTTTTTCCTTCCAGTAGTAGGGTTAACAGCTTTGTTGAGATGAAACTCTTTTACATAGTTAAGTATATTATTGGCGTTCGGTGCTGGACTATTTCCACTAGTGCTGTAAGGATTGATGCAATATATGTTAGCATCTCTGGCCCAACCACAAGTATTGCCTGCTGCTATGCCTGCTACATTTGCTCCGTGGTCGCCTGAAGGACTAGTCGAATAAGTATAGGTACCTGCTGCTCCACCAGTAACAGCTGGGTTATGTTGAAACCAATTATACTCTACAATTCTACTTCCGCCGGTGCCATTTATGTTAACGGCTGCTTCTGGATGAGCAGTTTTGAGGTGATCGTCTACAATAATCACATCCACATTCTTACCAGATGCTGTGGTTGTAACAGTGCCAGAAACCGAACTAGGAACAAGTATGCCGCCGTCAGTACCCCAATTGCCGTCGTCGGCACCATCAGTGCATCTTTTTAAACCCCAATTCAAACTAGCACTGACTATGCTGGAACTTTTACTCCAACCACTGGAGGTTTGTACCCAATGTGGCACTAATTTTAATCCAGCTTCTTCTAAAGTTAATGTTACAGACATTACTCTAGGATCGTTTTTAACTTGTTCTGCTTCTTCTGCTGTGAGTTTATAACTGGTATTTCTGCTATTCGGTAGACGTTGTTCTACTGGGATTTCACGATCTGGAATATGTTCAGGCCCGCCCAAATTCTCCATATCTTGATAAAATTTATCGAGATCGTCATACTCGTGCAGAGTGATTACGTATTCCTGTCTTCCATGCTGGTCAGGTTGTTTAGGTTCGTCTGGAAGTATATGGTTCGGTATGTCTAATATAGATAATTCTTCCATTATGCTTCAATCTGTTGTAAGGTAAGTGTTACAGTAATAGCAGCAGCACTTCCACTATTATTGGTTACTCTGACATAAATTGTGTCTGCTACTGGATTGTCGTTGTTAAATCCTACAACTGCTGGAGTTATTAGCTGTGTTTGAGCACCAGTAGTAACTACTTCAGCAATTACTCCAGCACCGGCTAATGGATCTGAAGTTTGTGAACGGCTATTGTCGCTAGTTCTGCTGGCACTATCTGCATATAATCTAACCCAAGCAGCAGCTGAAGTTTGAACTTTGTATAATAGATAGCCTTTAAATCCTGTAATACTTAGATCAGCACTGGCTCCGCTGGCTATCGAGCTTGTGGTAGCATTGGCAGTAGTACGTGAACCTAGTCCTGTGCCACCGCCGCCACCTGAACCTGCTGTTCCCTGAGCACCTTGGCTTCCAGATCCATTAGCTCCTTGTGCTCCTTGATTACCAAAAGCACCTTGGGCAGATTGTGTACCTTGAATACCCTGACCACCTATAGTGCCCTGAATACCTATAGTGCCTTGAGCACCTTGAATGCCTTGAGTACCTTGACGACCTTGTGCTCCTTCGCTTCCTCCGGCACCTTGAGCAGCCTGTGTACCCTGAATACCTTGGCGACCTTGTGTACCCTGACTACCTTGAGCAGCTTGTGTACCCTGAATACCTTGACGTCCTTGTGGTCCCTGTGTGCCCTGAGTACCTTGGCG